GCCGGGCGACGGTGCAGCGCCTGCGCCATCAGGCCGTCGAAGTTCAGCACGCCGTGGTAGTCGCACTGGCGCGGGTCAGCCATCCAGGCCCGCATCAGCTCGGTGACGCGCTCACCCTGGCGGCCGTTGCGCCGCGCCTGCTTTGCCTTGAAGCTCCAGCCGGCGCCGATCAGGTTGGTGACCCAGCTCTCGACTGCCTTCTTGGCGTAGGGGTTGTTGCGCACCAGGTCGCGCGCGCGGTCGCGCATGATCCCGAACCCGCGCGCCGTCGCAGCATCCGCCGAGCTGCCCTGCGTCACCCAGCTGTCGGTGCGCCGGCCCCGTGCCGCGCCGTCGTAGCGCCGCATCTGCTCCAGCTGCAGGCGGGCCGCCTGGCGCTTCAGCGCTGCGCGTGGCGCGACCGCTGCGATCAGTGCCTCGAAGGGGTTCATTCGTAGTCCCGCACCACGGCCGGGTAGTCGATCCGCACCACCGGCGATGTGGCCGCGGCCAGGCTGCTGGCGATCAGGTTGCGGGCCTTCAGCAGATCGCCCATCGACTGATACCGCACCACCTTGTCGTCGTAGCGCACCTCGAGGTATCCGCCGGCGATCGCTTCTTCGATGGCCGCCAGATGCGCCTGCGTGAATGTGCTCATCCGGGCCACCTCCTGCCGGTCATGCTACTCAGTCCCAGAACGAAGACCCCGACCGCGCCGGAGCTTCTTCCTCCTGCACCGGCGTCGGCCTGCGCTCCTCGCGCTCGATTCCGCCATTGCGCTCCTTGTCCCAGCGATCCTCGCTCCAGCGATCGGCGCCGGTGAGCGCCGCGGCCGCGCGCGCGTATACCCTGCAGTCGAGGGCCTCGTTGCGCGGGCGGGTCTTGATCCACTCGAAGCGGTTGTACCCTCGCCGGTCGATCGTGTTCGTCAGCCGCTCCGCGCAGAGCTGCCGGAACCATTCCTCGCCGTGCTGCGGGAAGTGGCACCAGCCATGCGGCAGCTCGCCGTCATCCGGCAGGCCTCGGCGCAGCCAGCCATAGAGCTCGCTCTTCACCGTGCTCACGCCCACCGGCCACACCTTCACGCCGCCGCGCAGCGCCTTGCCATTGCGCAGCACCTCCACACGGCCCGGCGTGCCCATGATCGCCGCTTGGCTCTCCTGGCCCTTCACCGCGATCACCCGGTTGCCGGCCTGGCCCCGCACCCAGCGGTAGACCTCCTGGCTCCGGAAGCCTGAGTCGATCGCCGTCATCCGGATCGGCAGCCGCTGCCCATCGCCGCGGCCGAACTCAGACCGGATGAACTTCGACAGCTCGCGCCACACCGCCGGCTGCGCCGTGTCGCCAGCCAGCACCTGGTAGTCGAGGCTCCAGCTCTCCATCCCAGGGCCCCAGCCCACCACCTCCAGCTCGAGGCGGTCCTGCTGCACGTCGATGCCGCAGGTGATGAACACCACCCCATCAGGCACTGTGCCCAGCTCGTAGAGCTCCCGTCGGTTGTAGAGCGCTTCCCAGTCCGGGGCCTCGCCGTCGTCGTTCCAGCACTCGGCCAGCACCGTGTTGGTCCACGGTTTCAGCTCAGCCGGGTTGTCCTTCGCCTTCTCGTAGCCGACCGCCGCCTCAGTCCAGCTGAACCAGCCAAGCGGGCTGTAGAGCGCCGAGCAGTGATAGCCCTGCACCTCGCGCTCCGGGAACAGCGGCTCCCACCAGTCGTCGCTGAACACCTCCGCGTCGTACCACCAGGCCTTTGCGTCCTCGCTGATGCCCTCGCCGCACGCCTCGCAGATCAGCACCGGCGGCATCCGCAGCGTGTTCGGCAGGCCCGGGTCCTTCGGGTCGTACCGGATCCGATCCCACTCGATCATCTGCCGGTGGTTGCAGTGCGGGCATGGCAGCAGCAGCCGCTGCTGGTTGCTCAGCTCCCACTTCGTCCAGATCTGGCTCCGCCCCGCAATCGTCGGCGTACTCGTCCACGCCTGCTTCTTCCGCACGCCGAAGGTCCGCGTCCTGGCGCTCACAATCGCCAGCGGGCTTCCTTCCTCATCCACGTCCGCCGGCCAACGGTCGATCTCATCGCCGCCCAGAAACCGGATCGGCATCGACGCCAGGCCCGATGCAGCGTTCGCGCCGCCCAGGACCAGGAAGCCGCCAGTGAACTCTTTCAGCAGCTGCGTGTTGCCCGAGTCCCTCTCGCGCGGCGCCTTCACCTTCTCCTGCAGGCTCGGCGTCGCCTCGATCATCGGCGCGATGCGCATCTTCGAGTAGCGCTTCGCCAGGTCGATCGTCGGCTGCACGAACAGCGACGGGCCCGGCTGGATGTCCATCACGTAGCCCATCCAGTTGTTGAGCATCTCCGATTTGCCCATCTGCGACCCGAACACCAGCACCACCTCCTGCACCGTGCTCGTCGCCGACAGGTCATCCATGGCCTTGCGCAGATACGGCGTGCGCGCCGTCCGCCAGGGCCCGTGCTCGCTGCTCGCCTTGCTGCTCAGCACTCGCCGTTCATCCGCCCACTCGCTCACCGTCAGCAGCGGGTCCGGGCGCAGCGCGCGCCAGAACGCCAGCAGCGCATCATCAGCGGACGCCAGCGGCACGCACCAACTCCTCCAACGCCTTCACATGATGCCGGTCGATCACCTGCAGCACCGCTGCGCGCTGCTCCTGGCTCAACCCACCCACAGCAGTGGCGATCTCGCCCACCATCTGCTGCGCCGTTCGCATCACCGCGTCACGCACCTGCATCCCGGCCGCCGCAAAGCTGCGCTCCGCCGCTGCCTTGTCCACCAGCTTGCCGCTCCGCTCCTCATAGTCGAGCTTGAGCAGCATCGCCTTGTAGCCCTCGGCCGCGGCCTTCGCGCTCGAGTAGGTGCCAGCTCCTCCCTTGTTACCAGGCGGCGCCACTGGCTCAGGATCCGGCACGTCCTCGCCGCGCGCCCGGGCCTTGCCCGCATTGATCTGCTCAGCCGTTCGCTGGTACTGCGGCTCCGTGTTGCGGGTCCACTCCAGCTCCGCGACTTCAGGGTCGATCACATAATTCCGCGGGCCCTTGCGCTCCACGCTCCGCTTCAACCGGCCGCTTTGAATCGCCTTCCGCACCGCCTGCGGGCTCACGCCCTTCTGGGCCGCAAACTCAGCGACGCTGATCAGCACAACGCGACGTAGTAGCCCGCCTCAACCAGCTTGACGCCCAGCCCAGGCGGCACGGGCTGCACCAGCTCGATCGGCGTGTCGGTGCCAGCCATGCCGCGCACCAGCGCCACCAGCTGGTCGATCAGCAGCACCGCATGGCCGCGGCCTTCGAGCATCTCATCCACCGTCACCTCAGGGCCCGCCTTGCCGAAACTGATCCGCATGGGCCAGGCCCTCACGTGGCCGTCTGGCCCCCACTGGCAGCCGTATCTGATGCCAGAGACATCAATCATCGAACCCCGGCACGAACTGCCGCCGCGAGGTGGGTGCATCTTGCCAGGGCATCAGCACCGTTGTGCCCGGCGTCGCCTTGCACACCGCCACCAGATTCTGGCCTGGCGTCGCATCAAGCCACGCCATCACCAGCGCATCGCCCCACAGCAGCCGCGGCTGGCTCACCACCACGCCATGGAGCTGCAGCATCCCGCTCCCGGGCCGGCGCATCGTCTCGATCCCCAGCCGCTCGCTCAACGCCCAGGCCATCAGCTGCCCGCCGCGATCGACGCCATGCACGCCCAACCGGTCGCGTGGGCATTGCGCCGCGATCACATCGACCGCAGCGTCGAAGCCGGCCCAGGTCAGCTGCAGGATCATTCCTTGCCGGGCTTCCAGGATGTGCTGAAGCTACCGCCGCCAGCTTGCGCAGGCATCCCCGAGCGGTTCAGCAGCCGGATCACTTCCTCCGCCTCCATCCCCAGGCGCTTGCGAATGTCGCGCTGCGGCACGCCGTCATCCACCATCCCGCGCACAATCTCCGCCATCCGCAGCACCGCATGAGTGCCGCGCGCTCGGTTGTGTCGGATGGTGCTCATCATCCGATGCGTCGGGTCGAGGCGCACCTCCACCACCGGCACCATCCCGCCCGTCAGCGCCGCCACCCGCGGATCTGCGCTCACCGTCCATCGATGGAAGCCGTCGACGATCACATGCCGGCCGTCGGCCTCGGGCAGCACCACCACCGGCTGGGTCCATCCGTCCTCCACCAGGCTGGTGATCAGCAACTCCAGCTCCGGCGCCGCCACATGATTCGGGTTGTAGCTGTTGCCGACCAGCTTCTCGCGCGGCAGCCACCGCACCTTGCTCACCGGCTGGTCCTTCACACTCATCGCTTCGTCTCCAGCGCCTTCACCTGCTCGAACGTCAGGCCTCGGCGCTGCGCTGCCGAGATCGCACGCTGCGTCAGCTGGCCCCTCTTCCGGCCCTTCAGGTCGCCCCTGCTCACGATCTGGCAGATGTACTTCCAGCTCAGCCCCGACATCGGGTCATCGTCCGCCTCAGGGATCGGCCGCGCCGTCTTTCGCCGGTGCATCTTGATCACCTGGGCCAGGCCGCGCGCGATCTCGCCGCGCTCCTTCGGCCCGTAGAGATCCAACATGCTCATCGCCCACTGCTGCCAG